ATGACACCTCGTATTGAGCCTGTTTCAGCATGGGATTTCTTTCCTGATCCTTCTGGTACAAGTATTGATGACTGCGAGTATGTTATCGAACGTCACCGTATGAACCGTCAGCAGATTCGCTCTTTGATGCTTCGTCCTCACTTTGATGCTACAGCTATTGAAAACGTATTATCTATTGGTCCTAACTATACAGATAAGTACTACGAGGACACTATTCGTGAAGATGAGTCGCAGGCTTACTACACTGAAAGTCGTTACGAAGTACTAGAGTACTGGGGTGTATTAGATGCAACTCTTGCTCGTAATGTGGGTCTTGACATTGCAGAAGATATGGGTGCGTTTGACCAAGTACAGATTAACGCATGGGTATGTGGTAACGAGGTACTTCGTTGCGTACTTAATCCGTTTACTCCTGTACGTCTACCCTATCAAGCGTTTCCTTATGAAATCAACCCATATCAGTTGTGGGGTGTAGGTGTTGCAGAAAACATGGAAGCTTCGCAAAAGCTAATGAATGGTCACTACCGTATGGCTATTGATAACCTAGCTCTTGCGGGTAACTTGGTTCTTGATGTAGATGAGGCTAGTCTTGTACCCGGTCAGAACATGGATATTTTTCCGGGTAAAATATTTCGTCGTCAGTCAGGCGTTACAGGAACAGCTATCAACGGTATCAAGTTTCCTAACACTGCTCCTGAAAATATTCAGATGTATCAAATCTCTCGCCAGCTTGCAGATGAAGATACAGGTATCCCGTCAATTATGCACGGACAAACGGGTGTAACAGGAACAGGCAGAACAGCAGCAGGGTTGTCTATGCTAATGGGTTCTGCAGGGCTGTCCATGAAGACAGTTATTAAGAACATTGATGATTATATGCTGAAGCCTCTTGGTGAAGCGTATTTTCAGTGGAACATGCAGTTTAATGAGAAAGTAGAGGATATCGAGGGAGACTTAGAAATCAAACCTCGTGGTGTAGCAGCAGTTATGCAGAAGGAAGTACGCACACAGCGTCTTACTGCGTTGCTACAAACAGTAGCGAATCCTATGCTTGCTCCGTTTATCAAGATTCCAAATCTTATGAAAGAGCTAGCTATATCCCAAGACATAGACCCTGACTTGTTAGTTAACGATGCTAACGAAGCTCAAGTCTATGCTAAAATGTTACAAGGAATGATGGCAAATGCTCAACAAGGAACAGGCGCGGAAGCTAGCCCCCCTTCTGAACAACAAGGAATGGCCTCTAATGGAGGACTACCTGATGGACCTCAGAGAACTGACGATTCGGGGCGTGGTGACGGCACAATCGGAGTCGGAACTGCTCCGGGCGCAGGGGAAGCTGGGTTTACTGGAAACTCTCCTGAACTTGAAGAATAATTACGAAAAGGTAGTAGAAAATGGCAAAGCCGTACAGCAAAGTACTTAGCAAAGACCAGTATCTTAACTCGTTTGTAGATTTCTACAATCAAACGCTTGGTACAGGTATTTCTAGCTCTGTTGCAATAGACCCTACAGAAGACCAAGACCAGCAGCAAAGTGCTGGGCCTAACATTTTTACGGATTCAGATGATAACCCTTCTAACTTTTTAACGCCTACTATTACGATGGAAACTCCTGAACAAGTCATGTCTCGTGCTACTAAGGAAATTGCAGAAGACAGAAACGACAGCTTCTTTAAGGACTATAACGTAAGAGAACAAATACAAGAATTTTACAAAAGTGATGCTGGTAAATTTGTTGGTGGCATTAGCGCTATTACAGGAAGTTTTATACCTGCTGCCCTAGTCGCAGGGGGCATAGCAGTATCTGACCTAAATCGCAGAGTTAGGGACAGAGCAGCGTACGATGTGTACGCAGCAGGCAATCTTGCAGGTTCTACCTTAACTGTAGGAGGACAACCGATTGTTCGCAAACCCGGTTCTACTACCTACACTGGTACTGTTACTGGCGACCCCAAGCAGATTTACGCTCAAGAACAGATAATGTATGGTTACATTCCCGGCACGATGAAAGAAAGTGAAGGTGGAGAAGAGCAGGGTGGCAACTGGTCACGTACAGGGTTTGAGGGATTGTTGAGTGCAAAGTCTGTTGCAAAGCTAGATCTTAAAGGAAACTACGACGCTTATGGCAACTTTCATAGTGCAAACGGTGCATCCAGTATGGGTACTATGGAAGCAGGACGAGCTTTATACAACGAAATTGTGTATGGCGGCGCTGCTGGTAGAACTCCTACCAATGCAGAAGTAGCTTCTTTTATGAAAGACTTTAGAACAAACTTTGCGGCTGAAAAGAAGTGGTACACAAATGTTTGGAATATAAAGCCTGAAGATTACGCAAATGCCCGTAAGACTACCATACAAAAGCTACGCGATAAGTATGGTATTGATAGCACAAAAACAGAATCACCCTCTACCACTCCTACCACTCCTACTACCTCTGCTCCCGATAGTGGCACTACTCCCGACTACAGCACACCCGGCAGTACCGTCAGTGAAAGCACAGACGATAGCGGAGGTACTACCTACATCTATTCTGGTCAAGACTCACAGGGCAATACAGTAACAACTAGTAGCACGTACGACGAAGCAGGCATGAATATAACTGCGCCGTCTTCCACAACTACAGCTAGAACTGCACAAGATGATATAGTTGGTCCAACCCCCCGACCAGCCGCCCGTATCAGTATAACTTCGTCCGATAGTAATGACGATAATTTTAGCGGGGGCGGTACTAAATTTAGTGGTACTACTACTAGTTATGGCACTAAAGTATCTAGCAATGTAGGCGGTGCAGGCGAACACGCAGACATCGGTAACTACGTTACAGAAAAGCAAAAGCAAGAAAAGTCAGGCGGAGACGGTGGCGGAAAAGATGATAGTTGTGTAATCGCAACTCACGGCATCTCTACTGGGGGCTTTACTTTGATGGAAAAGGCAAAAGCAGAACTGTGGTGTCAGAAAACCTATCACGACAAGTGGTACGGCGAAGCATTTAGAAGAGGCTACAGAGCAGCAGGACAGCGCTGTATTGATAGTGGCAATGCAGAACAGCACTATCAAGAGTTCAAAGACTTTGTAAGTTACGGCAGAGGCGTGAAGAAGAGTTACAAGCTAGCTATCAACTACTATCTTCGCACCTTACAGTTTTTTATCACTGGTATGTTTTTAGGAAAATAGCATGGCCCTAACACCTAGAAAATCTGGCGTAGTTGGCGGAATGCCATCTCAGTTTAGCGACCAGCAGACTGTCGCTGATGATGTACCTATGAATGGCAGAGAAGGCGGCATGGTAATCAATGCTTCTGCTATTCAGCAGATGGGAGAGAAAGATTACCTAGAAATGCTACAGAAGGCTCACGAGTACTACCTCTCACGCGGCGGTAGTGACGCAGGAACACAGGTACAAGCGCCTACTGCCGAATCACTACAGCAGATTTTAATATCTCGTGGAGAAGGTTATATAGAACCTGCGTTAGTGGCTATTATTGGAGAGGACCGCCTCACAAAGATAAACAATCGTGGTAAAAAAGCTACCGAAAAAAAGCTCCAAGAAGCAGAGCAACAACAGCCCCAGCAGCAGCAAGGATTTATTCCTCGCGCAGCAAAAGGCATGAAGATAGAAAAGAAAGAAGGCTTTGTTACTCGTGATGTAGGTGAACAGGTAGATATGGAAGACTACTTGCCTATTCCAAAAGAAACTATAAGTAAGTTTAAGAACTTTACTAAGAACAAAAAGCCTACCCGCACACAGGTAAAGAACTTCATTCAAAATGACCTAACAAATGAAGAGGCACTTGCCTTAATTATCTTTACGGAAACTACATCTAACACTGCTGATTTTGATGATATGCAGGCTATCGGTCAAGTAGTTCGTAATCGCATAGCTTCTAGAGATTTTGACTTTGGTAATATACAAAGTGTTAAGGATGTAGCTTTACAGCATGTGGCTAACAATCCTAAAAAGGCGCTACAGTTTTCAGGACTTGAGCCTAGTGCTATATACCCTCGTTTGAAAGAGCTACGCGACGGTAAAGCAGACGTAGGTTTTAGAAAAAGTCTTGCTGCTGCACAAAATGCCCTAAGTGAAGAGACAGAAGGTTCAAGTCTTCTTCCCGATAATACCCTATTCTACACTCGCTCCGACGCAAAAGATCAATGGATGCGTAATTCAGAGAAGCTTGAGTTTGGTACAGAGATTGGAGAACACGAGTTCTATTACCCTAGAACTGCTCGTGAGTATCCATAATAATCGTCAGCTACCCGCGTATGCGGCCCTGACATAACCGAAGCGGCTACCTACTCGCCAAGTAGCCCCGCAATTTTGAGGTAAATAAAATGGCAAAAAAGGTAAAAGGCCATCGTGCTAATAAACCAAATGACTCTTTTGGGGTAACAAACGACTCTAACCTATATCGTGGTGAATACCGGGATGAGGTGTATCAGGAAACTGATGATGAAGAAACAGAAGAGTTACAAGCTGACCCTGCACAAGAAGCAGCTACTCAGCAAGAAGTTGGTGACAGCTTCGTTCCACAAAAACAAGAAGCAGCAAATGACGAAGGACACGACTATAAAAAGCGTTACGACGATTTAAAACGTCACTACGACGATAAGATAGCAGAGTTCAAGTCAGAGCGTGAGCAGCTTTCAGACCAGCTAAAAAACCTAAAAGACAGAGCATACGAAATGCCTAGAGGTGTTACTCCCCCTAAAACTCTTGAAGAGTTAAAGGAATTTAAGGAAAGATATCCTGATGTTTTTGAAGTTGTTGAAACTGTGTCCAGCATACAAGCTGAATCGCAATTGTCTAAGCTTCGTGAAGAAATGGACGTAATCAAGAAACGGGAAAAAGACCTAGAGAAGCAAAAAGCGTACGAAGAGCTTCTTAGACTGCATCCTGATTTTGATGAGTTAAAAGGCTCAAACGAGTTTATTAACTGGCTAGATGCACAACCACAGTCTCTTAGCGACGGTATCTATAATAACAATACAGATGCTAAGCTTGCGGCAAGAGTGGTGGACCTTTACAAAGTCGATACTGGTATCGGCAGAAAAAAGCCTTCTACTAAGGCTTCTAAGGAGACAGACGCTGCTGCTAGCGTTTCACGACCTGCAGCTAAAGAAATCTCCACCAATAATAAAGATGCCCAAATATGGAAGGCTTCTGAAATCGGCAAAATGAAATCATGGGAATTTGAAAAGTACGAAGTAGAACTGGACAAAGCCCGTGCAGAAGGCCGAATAGATTACAACAACTAATCCTCATATAAGGAAGGAATAACTATGGCTTTTAATAGAGCAGCAGGTTATAACAACCTGCCATCTGGGAATTTCACACCTGAAATTTTCAGTCAAAAAGTCCTCAAGTTTTTCCGTCGTGCTTCGGTTGCAGAAGATATTACGAATACCGATTACGCTGGAGAAATTGAGAACTACGGCGACACCGTGCGAATTATTAAAGAACCGACAATTACGGTTTCTTCATACTCTCGCGGTTCAACAGTAAACCCGCAAGACTTGGCAGACGACCAAACAACTATGGTTGTTGACCAAGCTAATGCTTTCGCATTTAAAATTGACGACATTGAAGAGCGTCAGTCTCATGTTAACTTTGAGGCACTGGCAACTTCTTCAGGTGCGTACTCTTTAAAGCGTAAGTACGACGGTAACATCCTAACTTCGATGTTTGAGGGTGCAGGCGTTTCCTCAGAAACTAGTGCAGCTACTGCTACTGTTTCTGGTTTAGGTACACTAGGCACACCTTTGACTTCGCAGACAGGTGACAACCTTGTTAACCTTATGCTGAAAATGGCTCGTGCATTGGACGACCAGTCTGTACCAGAAGAAAATCGCTGGTTTGTGGCTGCTCCTGCTTTCTACGAGACTCTGTTTGGCGCAGGTGCAAAGTTTGCTGAAGTTCAGGTAACTGGCGACGGTACTTCACCTCTGCGTAACGGCCTTGTAATGCAGGGCAACGTCGCAGGCTTTAACTGCTATAAGTCAACAGCTATGAACGCTGCTGGCACAGACACTGTAGACGTAACAGGCTTGGGCGCTGGTGAGTTCCCAATTTTGGCAGGTCACATGTCATCAACTGCAACTGCTTCGCACATTGCGAAGACTGAAGTTGTACGTTCAACTGAAACCTTTAGCGACATCGTTCGTGGCTTGCATGTGTTTGGACGTAAAGTCCTTCGCCCTGAAGCACTCGTACGTGGCGTTATTTCACTGTAAGAAGGGAACTTGAATTATGGCTACTTACTCAATTAGTGGTGCAGGTACAACTGGCTTCCCTGCAGGCGGTGCAAACGTACGGGTTATCAGCGAAGTTGTAGATTTTTCTGCAACTACAAACGCTGCTGCTGACGTTTTTGAAGTGCTGGGCATCTCAGCCGAAACAACTGTTCTTGGTGCGGGTATCAATGTTATTACTGCAGACACTGCAGGTAACTCTGGTACTTTAGCTCTGGGCGATGCTGGTGATGCTGACCGTTTTGTAGCTGCTTCTACTGTAGCTGCTGTAGGTCAGGAAACTGCTATCTTCGCAACAACAGTTCCGCACCTGTATGGTGCTGCAGACACAATTGACCTAACTGTTGCAACTGGCGCGATTAACGCCGTTGTACGTGTTTGGGCAATCGTTGCTGATTGTACTGGTGGCGTTGAAACTGCTCAGACAGTTACATTCGCCTAAATAAAATGTTGAGGGGCGGGGCAACTTGCCCCTTGACAACTCGGTAAAATCGTGATAAAAGCGACTATCAGCCGCCGGGAGATGTATTTATGTTTAC